CACCGCCTGCCACATCATCAGCGCTGCGTGACAATGCACCGGCAAGCTTAGAAACACCTGATGCGGCACCGGCTAGCGCTACTGTCGTGCCTGCAGCCACACCGGCAGCTTTTTGTGCGTTGGCGTGCGCGACTTCTTTTGATGCACCTTTGGCAAGTTGTGACTCGAACTCTTGGTTGTAGGCTGCACCACCATTCTCTATGGCAGAAGCCACAGTCTCTTTAACCCAGAACCCACCAGGCAAACCTTTAAGCGTTGCAAGCTGCAAAACCTCTTCAACTACCTCGCTGCCTACAGTAGCGCCAAAGGCTTTGGGATTGTTGTAAACAGTTGATGCTAGGTTGCCAATGTTTGTTGCCAAGTCTTTTAGGCTTGTTGAGTCACCAACCTTGGATATGGCGCTATTGATATCAGCCTTGCCTTTGGTGACATCCGCACCCTCTGCTGCAGTGGCAGCGCTGGCAATCATGTTGGCCTTGTCCATGACCGCACGGCCAGCGTCAGTAAAGCCTAAAGCGTTTAACACACCACCGATGGAATTGGCACCAAAGCTCGAAACACCTTGTGCTGCCACGCTGCCAAGGAACGAATCAACACGAGGTGTCGCCATGGTCACCGGGCCTTTAGTTGAAGGCAGGTCCTTCCCTTCACTGTTGACCGATGATGGCTGGATCAATGTGCCGCTCTTGCCTTCAGCTATCAGGGCGTTGACGGCATTGACATACTTGGCATAGTCCGCATCACTTGTGCCACCGCCAGCCTGAATGAAGGCTGCACGGTTATGCATGCCGTTGGGCGCAACATAAGGCGTGCCAAGGTCTGCAGTAGTTGGTTTTGTAGCGCCAGTTAAGTCAGGGCGCTCCTGTGCAGTGGCCGTGCTGTAATCCTTGCCCTGCCAGGTAAACGTAGCGTTAGCGCCAAGCTTATCTCTAGCAGTGGCATAAGCTTCGTTAAAGGTAGGCTTGCCTGCAATCTCTGCGCGAATGTCGGGTAGGTTTGCAGCACGCTCCTGCGCACTTTCGCCGGCAGTTATCTTCTGGCCTTCAATGACGCCACGACCTTTGACAACTAAGTCATTAATTGCCTTGTCGTTATAGCCGGCAGAGGTTAACGCGCTACGCAGTTGCTCTTCTGTGCCTGTACCACTTAGAAAGTCTCTGTAGGCTGACTGAACGCTTAACTTGTTCTCAAGCTTGATGGCGTTTTGTGCATCAACGCTATTAAGCAAATTGTTTGCTGCCGACTCAGTAAGCCCTGCAGCCATCATCTCTGTCAGAGCGGTTTGCCGGTCTACGCCAGGAGTGCCAAATTCTGGATCAACCTGCGAATAGCGACCCATGACATCAGCCGCTACGCGTTGTTGATTAAGCTGCTGGTCTGCTTGCTTGGCATAACGCTCGGCATCAACAGCACTAAATCCTAAGCGTTGCAACTGACTGACAAGGCCCTCTCTGCTTAAGTCATTACCGGGACCAACATAATCAGCAAGCGCTTGATTGGCATTTTGAATGCGTTGCTGTTGAGCGATCTGCTCATCTTCAGCCGATATAGGGCTAAGGGCACCCAAGCCTTGTGGCGAAGCATTTGCCTCTAAAAAGGCTGCGCGATCTTGTGGCGACTGAGCCGTTACGTTTCTTCCTGTCAAACCACTTTGAATGCCGGCCTGTGCAAGTGACGTTAATGCAGCCAACTCATTACCACTGATGGCTTGCAAGCCAGCCGTAACAAGTTTGCCAGCAGTAGCCTTGTCTAGGCCTGTTTCTGCCGCCAAGGTATCCGTTGCAAAACTTGTGCCCACGCTTGTAGCCAATGCAGCAGGATCGAGTTTGCCTGTCGTAATAAGCTGGGTAATCGCATTCTTGCCAGCGCTTGCTAATTCTGCCGGCAACATCGAGCCAACCTGCGCTCCTGCCCAGCCCGCGCCAGCGCTTAATACGGCACCTTTTAATGCGTCAACAGGATCTGCGCCAGTAGCGACTTGCAAGCCAAAATTTAAGACGCCTGAACCAAGCGCACCTGCTGCTGCGCCCGTAGCACCTAAAGCACTTCCAATGGCCTGGCCAACGCCGGGAAGCAGCAGACCCAGCGCCATTCCCGTGACAGGATTAGTTAAAAATTTTTTGAAGAGACTTGGCCCTTCGACGCCAACACCTTGTCTAATTTGCCCTGTAGCGGCGTCTAATTCTTCATAACGGTATTGCTTTGGTCCCAGGCCAGACTGATCATCCGCCAACCGCATTAAAGAATTTCCGCCAGCCGTGACGGTCCAATCTTTACCGTTAAATGTAACCGGCGTATACCTTGTTTCGTTACCGCCTTCTAAGTTTTCAACATACCTTACCGATTCAATCGCTTTTTGCGCAGGCGTGAGTGCTGCAAGTCGATCCTGCTCTTGCATCCATTGATCACGCAACTGAGACGCAGGAATGATCTGAAACCCTTCATCACCTCGATCAACATACTTGTCAGTAAACGTCGGTATTTGAACGTCACGATAAGTATTTATTGATGGCTTTGCAGTTTCTGCATCAATTGCGTCTTGCTGCGTGTTATCACGACTTGTGTAATCGTTTGCACCAAGAAGACCGCCGCTAACCGTATCATTACCTGCGGCACCCGTTACCGTAGAAAGTGCTGACAAGCCGCTCTGAACTGGATAGTAATCACCAAGTGCTTTGCCTGTAGCACGTCGAATATCATCTTCCGATACGCCATATTGCTGCATAGCAGCACGCGCTGCTGCTTCATCAGGATTGCCAGCAAAGAAGTTGATAATGTTCTGGTTCATTTGATCCAGACCAATACCGCCTGGTGCTGTTGCGTATTGGTAGGCTGCTGACGTGCTCATTACACCGTCCTTGAATTAACCGCGCCAACCACTGCCGCGGCCCAATCCTGCCAGTTATCAAAGCCATAAGGCTCTGGTATAGCTTCATTGGCAAACACGTCGATAGCCTTCAAGCCAGCAGCCCAAGACTTCCATTCAACACCAGGACCTGGGATCTGCAACTGCTGGCCAGCATAAGCCTCGCACATGAGCGCCGCCCATGAATCAAAGTCTTGATACCGCGGGTCATAAACGACAGCCAAACTCATGTGGAGTACCCTCGCACGTCACCTTCATCAGCGCTGATAATCACCTTGCCCAACTGGTAGTCACCGCCAGCGACATTGCTGACAAACTTTAACCGCAACTCTCGGCGCTGCTCTTTCATGTCAATCTTGCCTGTACCAGGCGAGAAGGTATATGGTCCTGTCGTGCTATCCGCTTCTTGCGCATAGGGTCGGCCTGTGACGTACAAGTCCATATCGCCTGACTGCACAAAATCTGGCTCAACACGCTCAACACGCAGCCATTTGTTTTCGCCAACGGGTGAGGGTTGCGAAGGTCCGCCTGCTACCCAGCCAAGGTCGGATGTCTCAAAGTAGCTTTCAATAGCATTGGCTTGCGTGAATACCACCTCGTCTGTTCCTACCTCGTGCTGCCACAGCGAAACAAATGTCATCGTGGTATTGACTGTCAACTCAAAGTCAGCACCTACACCGTCAAGCACGGCTGACAGCGTATCACCCACTTCGTAATCAGTGCCGCGGTTATTGATCTGCACAGAGGTAACAACGCCGCCCGATACGACGATGGTTGCCGTTGCGCCTGAGCCAGAGCCACCTGTTAGCGGTTCATAAGAATAAGTGGCGTCTGCATAGCCCGTACCTGCATCAGTGATCGAAGTGTCGAGCACACCGCCTGTGTAGTTGGCCAACCACCCGGCATTGATCGGGAAGCGAAACACCTGCGAGAAGTAGCCTGCAGAACGTCTGGCACCCAATGCCGTACCAACGTCATACCAAACATTCTCGCGGATGTTATAGATCACCGCATCATTGCATTCAGTCACGTCGCCACGCGGATAGAACCACCACACCTCGCCAAATCGAGGCACCTTGGTAGCGAATACTTTCTGGCGCTGTGTGTAGTTCAGATTGTCAAAGAACCAGTTTTGATTGAACTGATTAGGGATCTCTTTAACGACGCCGTTGTAGAGCAAGAAGCGATCAACACCGCACCAGTAGTAGATGCCGTCATACTCAATGACTGATTGTGCTGACAAAATAGAGGTCTGCGACGTGATGATGTCATAGCGCCAGAAGGTAGGTGGCGCAAAATTGCCCGTTCCAGCCACGCCTAGCGACGTAGGAGCGAAGGAAACACGCACCAGGCTATCAAGGGACCAAAACAAGCCTGACGGCGAATTAGAGCCGCCACGCACAGGCAGGCCTTGCACAATCTTGCCCGTGGCTACGTTGACCGAATTAGCTTCTGCTGATACCCAATCATTCAAATCACCTGACGCACAATTACGAATGAGTCCGTCATTGCCGTACACAAACACATAAGGGTGCAACGAGACCACACCGCCAGAGACCGACACTTCATTGTCAAAGGTGAGCGTGACATTCGTACCGCTAGCAGTGGCCGGCGTATCTAATACCAAGGCAGTTAGCTGCACTGAATACACTCGCGTGCCTGCAGCAATGCCCGGCCCGGTTACTAACTGGCCTGCGCCGATATTAAAGTTGCTCGTGGAGAGCGTTACCGAGGTAGATGCATTGGTAACCGTCGCCGCCGTTTCCGTAAACACGCCAAGCGGGAGGAAGTTGTTGCTCGTAAAGTCTGCGGCCAACACAGGCGTATTGACTTCCGAGCTAATGTTATTCAGGTCCTGCGATGGATGCGCTAACAGTACGTTATTGCCGCTACCAAAGGAGTCCTTGAAGGTATCAAACTGCCATAGGTTGTCAGCGCTTGGTGTAAAGCAACTATCAATGGTTGCCACTTGGATTGAGAATCCACTTCCTGTGCCGCCGATGTTCGCGGCTGCAGCAGTAAGCTCGTCGTATACCAAGTAACCAAATCCGCCGCCTGTGATCGTGACCGACGTCACCGCATTGCCCGATACTGTAATCGTTGCACTTGCGCCTGAACCCGTTCCCGATGCCACATAAATAAGCGGCACGCCTGTATAAGTACCATTGGTATAACTAGAACCGCCTACGAGCACATTCAGCGTTAGGATTGTGCCGCCGAAGGTTAGATCTGTAATGCCTGAGCCAACGCCATTATTGTTGATGGGCAAAAGCTGTACGCCATCACTGTAGCCGCTATAGACGTTGTTGTATGTGTTCTGCGGAACTAAATAAAGGCCTCGTGAGGGGCCTGCAAGTTGATCCGTGATTTGCCTGTAGCCGCCAATTTTTCTTGGCCTTTTGCGCTGAAAGCGCACCCATCGGCCATCCACATAAAACTCACGGTCAAACAGCGTCCCGTCTCGTTGGATGCCAGGATTGGTATCGAGCGCGAAGACCTTTTTGGTCACGAGAAGGTGCCTCCGTCGATACCGCCCTCGAATGTGCCTGTGCCAGTAAATACCGCATTGTCACCGTTTACGTCACCCGTAAAGGTGCCATCGACTGCATCCACGTTGCCAGTAAACGTGCCGTCTACTGCGCTTACATTGCCCGTCGCATCAACATCACCTGTTACGGCAATCCCGTTGGCGTCAATGTCTACTCTTAACGTACCAAGGATTGAGATACCAAATCGTCCAGCACCAGGCCTGTAGATACCTGTGTTGGTCTCTGAGCCAAAGTTAAGCGATGGACTACCAGCAGATCCATTGACTAAGCTTAGTGCCGTGCCACCGGCCTGCGTTGTGTTGGCGTTTAAGACGTTGGTTGCATCGCAAAACAAACTTGCCTGACCGGATGCTGGCACTGTAGCGGTGTTTGCTCCTACCGCACCAGTTGAGATGGTCAGCGTTTCACCACCTGGAGCCGTACATTGATTACTCACCACATAAAAGTTAACAACAGGCGGGATGATGACTGTGACGTTGCCAGACAGTGTGCCCGTAAAGATCATCAGCGTATTGGAAGCTTCACTGGCTGTCAGCGTAACAGTGCCCGTGGTAACCGCCTTGGTCAGTACGCCAAACTCAAACTGCGTGCTGACCCCATAACCTACCGTGATGAACTCGGTGCCTGTACATACAATAAATGCCGACTCACCCGGCTGGAAGGCTTTGCTGATCGCGCCATCAAGGTTCTGAGACGACGTTGTATTGATTGTCAGTGTGCCCGTGCCATTGTTCTTCAAGAGCACAAACCAGTTGTTGCCAAGCGTCGCTGCCAATGGAAGCGTTGCTGATCCAGCGCCACCCGCCCAAATGTAGGTTTGTGCGCGATCTGTCGTGGCAAAGGTTGAACCTGTAACCAGCGAAATGACCGGGTGACTCTGATTGAGCGTAGTGCCATCGGCCACTAAGCCCAAGCCTTGCAGCGTTGCCGCATCAGCAGACGACGTTCCCGTGCCAAATGCGATGTTGCCCCACGTCCCTGTGGTTGTGGGATTGGCCGTAATGTAAACGTACTTTGCCTCGCCTGCAGCAATCGAGATAATCGTGTTGGTGCCTGCGTAGTCTTTAACAGTAAATGTCGTTGCGCCGACGTTTCTGATCAGCGCATCTTGGCCAACAGACGCCTGATTGGCAGGTGGCATATAAAGCGACAAACCACCCGCGGTGGCTGTCACGTTCATGATCCTAGCTGCGAAATCGTCTGTGGCGTTGCCGTTAATCGGCCACTCTAGCTGCGTGTTGGCAGACAGCGTAACCGCACGGAATGACACGTCAGTCGGCTGAATGACGTTACCAGTGAAGGGTGAGTTAAAGCTCATGATTAGCTATCCACAACGACGGCTTGGCGATCAGCAACTCGAAGCTTGTTCTCTATGACTAGCGACTCAAGGATCGATGTGAGTTCTTCACGATAAGCCTGGGCCTTATCGTAGTTCTTCAAGAACATCGACGCCTCTACCAGAGAGCCATACAGTAGTGCTTGTGGTGCGTAGATCGTGAACCAGTTGGTTTGATTGGCAGAATCCAAAGGCTGAATCCGCTCGTAGTACAACACCTCAAAGTTATACGCTGCATCAGGTGTCGGCGCGATCAGCCAGTGCGTGTAGTCGTAATCAGCGTAAAACTTGGGCACATCCTGCTCTGCAGGATCGGGCCAATACTCACGCAGGTATTCCATGGTGCGCAGCAAGACGGGATAGCGCCTGCCATCCACTGTGATGTTCATGCTGACTGTCTTATGCCACCGTGCCGGCTTATCAATGATATTGCTACCAATGACCATGGCACTTGTTTGCACGGTAAGAATGCCAAGGATCTTGAGCCTGGCAGCAAGCTTTTGCTCGGTCAGCCCAATGAAGGTAGGAATCTTATCCAGGGTGGCGGTGTCAGTGCGCTCTAGGTACTGAGCGATATCAGTCACTAGATTGTTGTAGGTCATTACATAGGCGGCTGTCATGTCACCACACCTTCTTTCTGATCGACTCAGGCTGGGGAACAAACTGCTTGCCTTGCCTCATCCCTTCACGCTTGGCACGCGTGGTCGCTGCATATTCAGACGGACTTAGCTTCTGTCTTGCAGCCTTGGGCAGGTAGCGTTCACCCGTTGCTTTAGGGCCTTGCGTGGACGGTTTTCCAGACCTCGTTCCCCAGTCTTCTTTCGTCCACTTTGAAAGCGAATTATCCGCTTTTTTTGGACCTTTGTAACCCCCGCCCGAAGCTTTGTATTTCTGGGTAGCTAACTGCGCTTTGCGGGCGCTCCACTGGCCAGGATTACCACCTTTGCCCGAGGCTTTGACTGAGGCAACTATGCGCTTCCACTTGGCCGGATCTGACTTGGTTGCTGAACTCATCGCATTAACGCAGCTTCCGCCGCCCTCCTACGGGTTAGTCCTGGCAAAACCCTGCCAGCGGCTTTATTCCACAACAGACACTGATCGGCAGCGCCATTCCAATCGCCAGTATCAATGCGCTTTTTGAACGTGCTGATGCGGTAATTACCAAGCCCGCAGTTGTATGCCCAAGACGTGACTGCAGCCATACGCCTTGGCAGCGCTTTAGAGAGGCTTGGCGACATCTTTAACAAGCCACGCACGAAATACTCAACGTGATGATCCAGAGCGTCTTCGCACTGCTCTATGGTCCAAATGGTGCCAGGATTGATTTCTGGCCCTGTAGCACCCCAGCCTATGGTCCATGGATGTCCACGGGTACCAGGGTCAGGATAGGCTGTTACACGGCCATCAGGCAAGCGCTTTGCAAGCCCCTCGAAGGGCTTAATCAAGACATCCTTGCAAAGCTTCTTAGCCTCGTTCACGACTTGTTGTACTTCTCGATAGACCGGCCAACAAACCAAAAAGTGAGCATCATATTGAGCATGGCGAAGTCATCCTCGTCATAACTCTTGATCAGCACCTCAGCCCAGTTAGCGTTAGTCTGGAAGGCAATCGTTAACCCAGCAACTTTGACGGCCACATAAACACCAAAAGCAATCCAAGTAAGACCGGGGCGGGTAATAGCAGTGATAAAAGAAGCGAACCAACCAGCCTCTTTTGCTGTTGCGGCCTGTTCCTTAAATGCTTCCTTAATCGTATCCATTTGCTGTATCGAGTAGTCAACATATTTTTCCTCCATCTTGAACTCGCCCCTCATTTTTTCGAGGTCGGTTTGGAGTTGGAACATGGATAGCTCGTGCTGGCGCTCGTTCTTCTTGTCGAGAAACTTCAAGACTTCAGGGGCGAGCCTGAAGATGCCGCCAAAGATGGAGCCAAGTAAACCGCCCGAAAGAAGATCAAACATACTTACCCCTTTGCGGTAATCTGATCGGCACCTTTCTTAACCGTCACCTTGGTGCCTTCTACATCAACCTGCATGGGTTGCTCGGCGCGGTCAAGCTTGTCAAGGCGGTGGATAAGATCCTTGATGACTTCAAACTCTGGCTTTTCCTGTTTAGCAGCAGTGCCAGCAATGCCATTTAGCATTTGAATGAGCGCAGTAAGTGAAGCACCAAGAAGACCCATAACAGCAGCAATTTTTTCGCCTTCTAAGAATAGAGACGCACCCACGCCCACGAGCACGATCAGGAAGATGTAAAGGAGACCGTCCTCACCAATCGCTTTGCCAGCGACTTCCTTGGCCGAATCTTGAGCCTTTAGCTCATCAAGCTTGATCCTGGCCTGAGCTTTTAGGACCGCCAACTCATGGGTCTTATCGTCCATTAGATACCCAGCAATTTCTTAACGAACATCGCTGCGACTCCTGGCCCAAGAAGCACAGCAGCAATCGTGATGTAAAGCAGCCACTCAATGTGACGCATGCGACGACTGCCATCACCGAGGCGCTTTTCAATGTTCTCGTAACGCTGGGCGCAAATAGCCTCGTGAACAGAGAGGCGCTTATCCAAATCGTCGCTCATGATTGATCACCACTCTCCAGTCCAATGCCGCAAACCGTTAGCGGCGTAAAAATCACGTTTCATGCGCTCCCAGTCACCTGCGTACCCCTTAAATAGTGTGGTTTGATGGGGTGGATTCTCTGGTATGCACTTAAGGCCTTCAACCATATTGATCGCGGCACGCATTTGCTCGAAGGCTTTCTCACCAGGATTGGTATCGATGATGCCGCCAAATAATGTCTCTGTGATGGCATGCATGTAAGTCTGTGCGCCAAGGAAGTAAATGCTATCTGCTCCCGCTCGCCGGCGTGCAAGCCAGTGCCTAATGGCAGCGCGGTAGATTGGATTGTGCGGTGCGCTCAACATCATGTCATGCGAGAAATCAAAGTTTCTGCAGGTCGGCAAAACCTGGCGCGTCTTCTCGTCCACTATCGTCGATAAGGGCACATTGCAAAGCCTGTCGATGTCAACGTATAGGCCACCCTCTAAAAACATCTTGTAGAGCCGCCAAATGTCTGTCTTGGCCACAATATGCAAATCTTTGGCTAGCGCATAGTCCTCGGCCATCTTGTCTTGCAAGTAGGCGTCGATATCAGCATCGTCAGAGATCTGCAGCGCCCAATCAGGATTGAGATCGACAAGCTTGCGCAGGCCATTAACGATCAAAGGCGACGTGCTCTCAAGCACCTGCTTATCGTTCCACGCCACATGAATGATCTTGGGAATCATTTTTTAGGCTCTGTAACCACAAGCGTCTTGAACCCCATCGCCTCACGGATCTTGGTAGCCGAGATTGAATGAATCGCATCATCAAAGGTCTCTTGCTCGATCTTGTAGCCCACATCACGGCCATAGGTGATGTTCACGATGTTGGGCACTAACTGGATCTCATACTGACCCTGGTAGAGCGGATCAAGATCGCGCCTGATGAAGTCCTTGACCTGCTCGGCAGCAAACGGATTGGAGCCATTCCAGCCTTGGCAGTCACGAATCTGAATCACTACCTGACCTGTCTTAGCAATCGCACGCTCAAACAATGCACGGTGGCCAGGATGCCAGGGTTGCCAGCGACCAAGCATTTGCACGGTCTCTTTACGCCAATCAAACCGTGGCCGACGGCGGTCATTCAGGATATGGTCGGCGATGAAGTCAGACCATTTATCAGCATCTTTTTCAGTGACACGAAAGTCGTAAACATCAGGTGGCACAAAAGCTTTGTTGGTATCTTCATAGCGACCCGCATCGATGGTATCCATCCAGATAACCCAGTCGGCTTTGAAGTTGTGCCGCATCTCAGGCAGCGGTGCCACAAAGTCACAAATGACATAGTCAGCATTCGACGAGAGTGCAAATTCAGCCATCCGTATTGACTGACGAATCCGGCCCTCACGGCTGAAGTCCCAGTCGTTATATTTCTTGCGAACTTCATCAGCGTTAAACCACTTGACCGTGGGGTGCCAATAAGTAGGCACCACTTCACACTGTGCAAGCTTTTCCACAGGGATGTCTGTACTGGCTTCCAAACGCTTTTTCAGTGCTTCAGCCATAAAGGTTTTGCCTGCTCCGGGCAGGCCCATGATGAGGATTTTTTTCATGCGGCTAGTTGGTCGTTGCGATCTGTTTTTCGGCCATGCTTGGGGCGACCAAGGATGGTGGTTTCAGTCTTATCGGGTACATCCGTTGCATACACGCCCATTTGATGCACAGGAAAGATATCTGTGCGAAGCATAATATCTAACGGCACTGAAATGCCATATTTAATGGCATGTGCCAGCATGTTTTTGGCTACTGCTGGATCAATTGCATACGCATGAGCACGGCAAATGAAGTGATAGTTTGGGCCTTCACTTGCATGTGGTGGCGTTGGCATCACAGCCCAGCCCTGCTGCGTTTGCTCGTGACAACCTAGATAGCAAATCGAGTTGTAGACCGAGTGCTGCAAGTAAGGCTGAAGCATGACCGCATCATGCTCAAGGACCACAATCGGCTTATCTTGCTCCACGCACTTAGCCCACAAGCTTATGTGCGATAGCGCACAGGCTACTTCACCGCGAGTCAGATAGTGATCCGTAACCTTGATCATGTTCATCACTTGACTGTGATGTGCCGGTGGCTTGATGGGATTTTCTAAGCCGTTATACGCGTCCCAAAACGCAAAAGGCATCCCAATGGATGCACATGATTTAGCAGCTTCATCAGCCTTGCGCTCCGAGGTTTCATGACCCTGGATACGGATAATATAAGCCCGATCCACGGCCATGTCGTAGCTGAAAAACAGCGACTTCATGTGGGCTTAACAGGCCAGTCTAAACCATTAAAATCCACAATCGTTGGCAAGTCACGCAAGGCTTGGCGATAGGCCGTCCATTCTGCTGGTACGGCTTGTCCTGCTTCCAAAAACTTAATGATGACCCAATCCGTTTCGGCCAAACGGAAGTTGCGCTCAATGCGCCACAAACGCCATTTCTCGGCAAGCTCCGCATCAAGTTCTTCTTGCGTTTTTGGTCGAGCCGTCAATGTCCAAACAACATGATCTTCTTTGATCTCGTATGATTCGGACTCCCAAACTTCAAAACGCGTATCCATCGACTCGGGCTTAACTGACACAACAGGATACCAGCCCGATTTAATTAGTGCATTTTTGTCAGCGGCCCAATTTTCCATGCTTACAGGTAAACGCCCCGCTCCCTGTATTACCTTACCATTCTCAACCTTAACCCACAGATCTAATCCTGCCATGATGCACCTCGTTCAAATAGTCGCCAAGTGCAACGCGCACCTGATCAAAAACTTCCGTCCAGCTTTCATATTTGGTCTGTCTGAACAATCGAACCGAATCGTACCAAGGTACACGATCTCCTGGTAGTGCCCAGAGATAATAAGGAAGGATAGGAATCACAACCCAAGTGGGCACGCCCATCGCAGCCGATAGATGCGCCACCGATGTGCAAGATGATATAACTAAATCACAGCTTGCGGCCACCTCTTGCGTGTCAAGCCATGAGTCAAGCTTTGATTCTGCAATCCACTCAGGGCGATGCTGTGAACCCTCATCACGCTGCAACGAGACAAACTCAACGTCATAACCGTTGACAGCATTAAAGAGCAACTCAGGCGAAAAATACTTGCGGTGATCATACTCAAAGTTAGGGTTGCCCTGCCAGCGTAAGCCAATACGAAACTTGGTTCGTGGCGCTTGTGGCCGTGGGATATAAGCACGCCCCCACACATCTTTGTATTCAATACCCAAAGGTATAGGTGCCGACATTCCTGGCACCCAAGCATGATGGTAAACACCTGGAGCGGCTTCATGTACTGCCACTGCACGCACATTCGGTATGGTGGCAAAGAGCGTTACAAGCTCAGGCGAGCAAGCCACAATCACTTGGCATTTACGCGCTGTAATGTCTTGCACAAAGCGCATCTGATGGATCTGATCGCCTAAGCCACCTTCTAAGTAAAGCAGCACAATTTGATCCGATTGACCTTCCCAGATCGGCGTAGGCACTTGGGGCTTGGCATTACCAAAAACTTGCTCAATACGACCCCTTGCAAGCAATTGCATGCCCTCTTGGAGCCTGCCCTGCATCAGCACATACAAGCCTCGGTTATAGGCTGCACGATGGTTTTGTGGCTCAGTGCGCTCAAGCTGTTGAGCTATTTCCCAAGCCTTCTGGAAATCACCCCTGCGTCCTGCTTCGAGTTGCAGATCCAACGGCTGCTTGGGCATGGACTCTTGAGTCTCACCTAGCCAAAAGCGCGGCTGGTTGAACTCGTTATAACGATGACCCAAGACTTCTTGTGCGGTTTGTTTGTGCTGACGCTCAAGCTTAGGTTTAATGTCATGCAAGCCTGGAATGCCCCACACCTCATCGTCTTTCTCAGCAACAATCGAGCCTTCAATCTTCTCTAGGTTGTAGGCAAAAGGATCAAGCTCTAAGAAGTCATGGATGCGTTTGAGTTGCACCTCTGGATCAGCAAGCAGGTCTTCGTATTCAATCATGCAAAAGGACAGTGGATCTTCCAACATGCCTGCATGCAACGTCACATAGCCGGTTTTGACGACATTGATCAGGTGCGTTTCTGACAAGAACTTTTGCGTGTCTTCAGGCTTTACGACTCGCACAAAGGAGGCAATGCAGTCAGGTACATTTCTAACAGTGGCGATGATCTTAGGACGCTGCCCAAGCACCTTGGCCATCGTTTTCATGATGGGCGGTGCAGGCCAGCCACGATTCTTATCGATGATGATGGGCTTTTGAATGGTCTCGTTTTTAGCCTGCATCAAACCACGAAGCATGCGGACCATATCATCGTCATTGCGGCCTTGAACGTGAATCGACTCATCACGCTCCCACTTCTCAGCCACAGCACCCATGATGCTAATTAGCCCTGATGTTGGCGTCACATGCACCAGAGGGTTTTGGTTCAGGATCGCGGCAAGTACCGTTGATCCAGAGCGTGGTAAGCCAGATAGGAAATGCATCATGCAGGACTTATCGTATTACTAATCGCAGCGAATCCACAGGTATTTGAGATTTGAAGAGGGGTAGCACTGCCCGTCACCGGACCCCAGGTTGTCAATGCTCCAACTTGTGATGGCGAAGACCTTGATACATAGTTATTCAGTCCTAAGTTTCCATTTCCATTTGCACCCCATGTCCATAAAGTTCCATTGGTTCGTAATGCAGCGCTTGCCGTGCTTCCTGCCGAACTAATCCACCAATCAGTTAATGCACCTATTTGTTTTGGGGAAGTCAAATTGGAGCCATAACCATAGGTGTTATTTAACCCCAACTGCCCGTTTACATTCAGTCCCCAGCACCATAAGGTGCCATCAGTTTTAACGGCCAAACAATGATAACTACCAGGGCTTACTGTTCGCCAATCAGTTAAAGCGCCAATCTGTACTGGTGAAGAAGTATTATTGCCAGGGTTGCTCGCAACCATGCCGTAATTGTTACCAGTATTTCTCCCCCACGCCCAAAGCGTTCCGTCCGTTTTTATAGCGAAAACATTGGCACAGCCAGCTAGGGAATTATTCCTTGAGGTTCTAACAGAACTCCAAGTTGTTAATGCCCCTATTTGAACTGGTGATGAAACATTACCTGTATTGTTTGTGCCAAGAGCGCCATAAGCATTAGATCCCCATCCCCATAACGTGCCGTTTGTTTTAATAGCAAAAGTATTGCCACGACTTGTTGTCACTTTACTCCAATCTGTACCTGACCCTATTTGTACTGGAGAAGATCTATTTTGCGCCTGACCGTCACCAAGGCGTCCATGAGCACCACCTCCCCATGTCCATAAGGTGCCGTCCGTTTTAATTGCTGCGCTGCTGCCGTAGCCAACTGATATTTGTGACCAATTTGTTAATGAACCCACTTGAGTGGGGGAAGATACGGCTGTAGACGTTTGATTAAGTCCGAGCGCTCCTGAGAGAACATCTCCCCAAGCAAAAAGTTGCCCGGCGGTATTTATAGCAAGCGTAGGAACTGAGAAATTGCCTATGTCATACCAATTTGCCAATGACCCAATCTGTACGGGTGAATTTGTGCTTGTTGTGTTATTTAAGCCTAGCTGACCTACACCATTTGCACCAAATGCGTATAACCTTACTTCTGTCCCTCCGGGAATTGTTGCCTCTACCCATCCACGCCATTTAGTACCACCGTCTGTGGTGAGCAGCGCAATGACCGTCACGCCGTTTGCGCCGGTAGCTAATGTTGGTGCTGTTTGTGCCGTAGAAGTCGTTGTGGCTGCATACTGCCCGCTCCAATACACTGAGTTTGGCCAAGCAATCGTATAAGCCGTGCCATCCGAGGCGTTCTTTACTACGATCTGAATCAAAATCGGCGTGCCGCTTGCAGGCACGTTGGTAAAGGACAGCGTGGCAATGCTTGCTGCCATCGTCAGATCGATGACGTTGCCGCTGTTTAAGTTAATCGTTGTGGTGGCCGATGACGTTACCGCTTGGCGAGTGTTATTGGTGAGAGCGCCTGCAGTAACTGACCCGAAACTTAAAACACCGCCGCCATTTGTTGTCAAAAACTGGCCGCTCGTACCGTCCGCTGTTGGATATTTAAGCTCTGCAGGATTATTAAAGAAGCGCTTAACTGTACCCGACGCGTTCTCGAAGTACATACTCATATCGTTGTCAGCAATATTCAGCGCCACTTCGCCAGGCGACAGGTTCGCGTTACTTGGCAAAGCTCCTGATGTTGTGCTGCGATAAAGCTGAATGGGTGTGTAATTCGTTGCTGGCATGTCTATCTCCGCGAAACGGTGAGTTGCATCATTTTAAGCCGCCTTGTCTAAGTGCAAAAGCCCTTTTAGGGCTTCTAAAACGACTTCTGGCGCGACAAATTTGTTGGGGTCATGCTCATAGCACTCCCACCACAAAAACTGATTCTGAGCGAGATTGGCTCGGTCCTTGAGCAGGTTGATGTTCTCTGGGTGACCAAAGATCTGCGGGTCCGATACCGACCAAAGCACAATGCCTGGTTTGCCCTCATCCCACCCCAAGTGCTGCATGAAGCTATCGCACGCAATCCATGTCGTGCATTGCCTCACTAACTGGCGCAGCGCTTGAATGGGCAGGTTCTTGCGAAAGTCTGGCACGATTTGCTGCTCACCCTCAACGCCCACCTGAATAACCGGATTAGGCAAGTGCGGGATCAGCGCCTCCCAAAACGGATAGTCCTTGGGATTGCGCTTGCCGTTATTAAGCTTCTTAGCAAAGGGCGCTATCAAAATCATAGGTACATCTTCCTGTAAGCACCTTCCAAGCTTGTCTTCCACTTCCAGCGGTCCATCTTGGCATAGATGTTATACATCTCGATGTCGCCAAATAAGTCTCTGGCCTCAGCAATCGACCTGCAGGGAAGGATCTCAGGATAGCAGCCAAACACCAACGGGTTCTTAATCTCAGGCAAGACATGCGTAAATACGATGTGATCGCCCATGCCGTTGTTGAGCACCACAATCGTGTGGTTCTTGTGCGCTAGCGTGTTGCGGAAGATCTGCTCGTCATGCGCAAACATCTCTTGCTTATCTTCCATGCGGATACCGCCAGACGGCGCTTTAAGGTGCCAGGTTACTGCGTTGGGCACGACCAACAAGTCATAGCCCTTTTGCTTTAAGCCAAAGCTGAAAAGCGTCTCTTCGCGGTGGGCGACTCGAGACAGACCTAAGTTGTAGTCATAAATCCCTGCGCGATACAGAAAGCTGCAATGCAAGTGGTCTACATGCTTGACCTTCTTGATGCGCTGCCATTGCGGATGTGGCTCGTGGTCAATCGCATCGATTTTGCCGGTAGGATTGGCTTCTTCAAAGTAGTGCGGTGGCATGAGCACTGAGCCACCCACACCGCCTACCATCGGGCCTGTATGCGCTAGCAAGACCTCAAGCACGTTTGGCTCAGGAATGGCGTCATCATCCACGCGCCACACCCAATCAAAGCCCATGCAGTTGGCCATTTGATGATTGTGATGCTGGCCCTTCTTGCCGGCCCAGATCCACTCCCAAGCAATCTGCTTGGCATCCATCATCCAATACAAGTTCTTGTATATCGGATCGCTACGCAGGTCTTGATTCTCGTCGTTATCATCAAAGATCACGATCTTTTCTGGCTTGCGGGTTTGGTTCATAACCGCCTGCAAAGCCAAAGGCAGTGTCGTATGTGACCGCCCCCTGGTAGAGACTGAGCACAAAACGCTAGGCATGCCAGCGTCCAATCAGCAAGTTGAGCCTGTTTTGATCGTCAATCGGCTTGGGCACGGCTGAGATATTGCCCTGCTCATCGATGTAGTTGAACTCAAAGCCAGGAAAGTGCGACTCATTCAAACCATGCAATTTGTGATGCGGACCCCAAAAGCCTACTGGCTCATTCATGGGTACGGTAAAGAGTAAGGTCTTGCAGTGCTGCTTGAGCTTTTGCAAGACTTCCAGGCCGTTATCAAGGTGCTCAATGACCTCGAAAGCGATGATCGTGTCGTACTGCTGCAGGTCATACTTGTTGATATCGGCATGCACAAACTGCGCCTTGGCACTCCATCCCTGCTCCTTGGCCACGTCCACAATGATCGGATCGTAATCAAGGCCTGTGTATTCCACGCCTTCAGGCATGAACTGCACGCCATAACCGCTTGAGCAGCCAAGCTCAAAGACGCTCTTGCCCCTCACATGCTGCGCTGCCCACTGATAGCGCGTCACTTCCCGCGGGAAGACCGGGTCACCCTTCAGAAAAACAGCACGCTCCCAATAGTTGGATAAGCGCCAGCGATACCAGTCTGGGTTGAACTTCTTGGCAAGCTTGAGCGAGTTGCGCAGGAACACATCGTTGTAGTCAGGCACAAGCGATGTATCAAGCATCGTGCCCTCGCCCTTGTGATAGATCGGAAACGCGCCGGTAAACTGATTGCCGCTCCACTCCTTGGGCGAGCATTCATGCACCTCAAAGCCTGCCATTTCAGCCTGAATGCAGAATTCGGTATCTTCACCGCCGCCAATGCCGTATTCGGTATTTAATAACCCAATTCGGTTAAATACACTGCGCCTGATCATCACGCAGAAGAACACCGCAAAGTCACGGCCTGCAGGCTCTGATGGTCCCTTGATCACGCATGAAATGCCGCACTTCTCGTGATGCGCAAATGGCTGGTTGAGCATGTCTAGCCACTGGCTCTTATTCTGCGGCAGCAGGACTGTGTCGTTGTTGAGCAGCACGATGCGGTCTGTGCGCGTGGCTACAATCCCTGCATTGCATGCGCCTGAATAGCCTAGCGGCTGATCGCTCCAAACAACCTTGATGTGCTTATCAAAGCCAATGCTTGCAAAGCGAGCCGATAGCTCTTGCAGGTAAGCCTGTGTGCCGTCTGTGCAGCCGTTGGCCGAAATGACCAACTCAACATCGGCCATGTCGGTGAACTTGAAGATGGACTCAAGACAAGGTTTGAGCAGATCCTCGCAGTGGTTGTAGGTCGGGATAACAATGCTGTAGCGCATTAGAACGTACCGCCATCAATACCGCCTGTGATTGCATTTGTGCTGCCGTTAACTGACAAGCCCGCATCGACTAAGACAGCCTGGCTACCAGTGGTTGAGGCCGCGGCAAACAAGATAAAGCCCGCCGATGTGCTTGCGGTTGTGGTGACGTTAGTCGGTGGCGCTCCTGAGAATCCACTGATACCTGATGCACCGCTAAAGCCAGACACGCCTGAGCCGCTGAATCCTGACCGGCCCGAGAATCCAGAGAACCCTGAGATACCAGAAAAGCCGGAGATTCCACTAAAGCCCGAGATACCACTAAAACCAGAAATGCCCGAAAACCCTGATCGTCCACTAAAGCCTGAGAACCCGGAAATTCCTGAGAAGCCAGAGATCCCAGAAAAGCCTGATGTACCAGAAAACCCGCTGATACCAGAGCCGGAAAAGCCAGAGATGCCCGAGCCAGAAAAACCAGAGATGCCACTAAATCCTGATATACCCGAGAAGCCAGAAATGCCCGAGAAGCCGGATATGCCACTGAACCCTGAGATACCGCTAAAGCCTGAGATGCCAGAGAATCCGCTGATGCCAGAGAACCCGCTGAATCCTGAATAGCCACTGATACCGCTTTGTGCTACGCCATCAAGGCCTGAGTAACCTGAGAATCCGCTAAAGCCTGACAGGCCTGAGTAGCCTGAAATGCCGCTGAATCCAGAGATACCGGAGAATCCCGAAATGCCTGAATAGCCACTAAATCCGCTAAAACCAGAGACGCCTGAGCCTGAAAAGCCAGAGGTGCCACTGTAGCCAGAGATGCCAGAAAAGCCTGATGTGCCGCTATAGCCTGAGATGCCACTGAATCCAGACGTGCCGCTAGCACCGGATATGCCAGAGCCTGAGAAGCCAGAAAAGCCAGAGTAACCCGACGTGCCACTGTAGCCCGATAGGCTTGTCCATGCGCCAGCAACAACACCTTCGTAGATTCCTAAATCCGTGTTGTAGCGGATCATCCCATTCTGCGGCGAGGAACGCTGTACTGTCGTGCCAGCAGGGATCTGCACTGACCCCGTGCCTGGTAACACCGGGTTATCGGCTATGCCTACTGTCGGGTTCGCAGCATCACCCGTGCCGTTGAGCACATCAATCTCATTGGTTGTGCCCTGTAGCGTTACTACCGCAATCGAATTGCCTGAAGTGCGTGCAATCAAGCCGGTGCCTGAAGACAGCGCCAGATCTAATACAAGACCTGACAGCAGCACTGTCGGGTTGCCTGCAATTCCATCGCCATCGGTAACGCTTAAACCTGTCGTTCCAGCTTGAATAGAGCGGTTTGTAAGCGTTGTGCCGTTAGTCTTGACCTGGATACCAGCCGACGAGTTTACGAGGCTTGCAGGCGCTCCTGCCAAGGCTATAGCCATGGTTGAGCCGGCACCGTTGTCGGTAACCGTAATGCCACCGCCCGTGGTCGTTAATTGCCTAGCATCGGTCAGCGTGCCCTCTGATGTGGCCGTGATAAAGCTGTAGTTAGTAACAGGCACCGCAGAAATAGCGCCTGTAGTCGTTTGGACAGTTTGACCACCCTGAACGATAGGGACCAACTCTGAGCCAGTAAGTGCGCCTGCTGCTGGTAATTGGGTAATGGTTTGATTAGCCATTCATCACTCCGGCGACAACGAGATGCCGTCAAGGTTTCCGTTGTTTTCAGGCGTTTGCGTATTGCCTTCAGTAGACATTATCGTCTGATTCAGGCCATTCGTCAGTATGTTATTGGGATCTAACGCTACGGACACATCAGGCCTAGGAAAGCGCAAGTTAATGCGCTCTGTCTTTCTTGCTGGCAGGCGATACGGGTCCTTCTGATCAGCGCAGCCTTCATTGCACACCTGCAGGCCAGGAAAGTTGGGATCTGGCCTCATCACGACATAGGTACGCTTCATCTTGCAGCGATCACAAATGGCAATCGCAACGCTGGCAAGATTAGACGTATCAAGGAAAACAGGCATGATCAGGACGTGTATGGCATGATGTTGGGTGCAAAGTAGATCGGTGAACGATCACGCTCTTCTTGCTCAACTTCATTGAGGTACTTTGTGGCCTGCGCTTCGAGGTACTGCACACGATCTAACGGCACCTGCGGCAACTCAAGCGATAGTTGATGACTGAGCATGGCAACCGTGGCCAGATACCAGCGCTGCGGGATCTGTAGCTCGTCAGTCAGATCGCCCACATCCATAATCTGCTTGGAATACCAGACCGTCATTTGAATAAATGGGTCATTAGGCGTGGGCCAGAGGTAAATTTCAGGCTGTGGAATCGTGCGGTTGAACCAAAACTGATACGGTTGATTGGCCGTAAAGTTTTTATTCGGCAGATTGGTGTAATCATCACGATTTAGGCGTGACATTGTGATTTCTCGGCTGTTATTGCCGACATACCACTCTCTTAACGCCAGTGTCGTGCCACCAGAAGCCCTAATACGGTAAAACTGCACCGTTTGGCCAGGGTCAATGTCATACCAGAGCCACTGATTGTCCGTTACAACGACGGTACCGACGTTTTCAAGCGTATTCCAGGTGGCACCATCCGTGGAATACTCAAGAGTGAAGGTCCAGGTGGCACTTCCACCGCCAGAAACATAGGGCAGCACGCCAATAGATCCTGCATAAACCGGGTTGTCGGTCCCAAAATCGACTGAAATGTTGCCATTGGCACTCGTTTGCTGGCAGTAAGTGTCTACGTCGTTATCAGCAACAAAAGATACCGTGCCCCCTGCGCTCGTAGCGTAGTTGCCCGAGGGGCGGTTCATGGTGCGATAGAGCGCATTCAGCACGTCATTAGCGCCAACAGGCAGCGAGTAGATGTATTTATCCACTGACAGGCCGATAACTTCCTTCTTGATCGCCCAATACTGGATGCCAATGTTGATCAGGCTTGATAACGTCATGCCTAAGATCTCTCTTGCGGCTACCAACTGCTCGCTGGTTAGCTCTTCTGCTAACTTGCCGCAACGACGCGCTGCGTGGTCAATCAGCGTTTGGACGTTATAAACCTGGCCGTAAGTATCTGAATATGCCATCTACCACCCCGGACAATTCCAACGGCGCATGGATGCGCGTGCTCGTGAGCCTTTCTCGCTCTTCTCTGCTACTGGACCCATCCTAGCGCAAAACGAGTCTCTCCGAGGCCCTCCCTGGGGCTGTGGAGCCTTTAGGTTTGATCCTGTTTCTCGGTTGTACTTGGCTCTGCCTTTGGCCGTGAGACCCGCGCCACGATCCGCTGGTAGCTTCTCACCACGGCCAATCGCAAGGCTCGGACCGCCGTTCTTAAGCTGTTCAGGAAGCTTTGCATAAGATCGCCCTTTCACGTTGGATTGGGTGTATTCAGCCGCTACATCAGGACTGATGCCCACCTTCTTGGCAAACTTGGGATTGTTCTCTACCGCTTTCATGAGCCGAAACTGCGCTTTCGACTTCGCTGGCATGTCACTCTCCCGAGTTCTTGATCAGGACAATGTTGAAATACGATGAGACAGCATTGTTTGCTGCTGCTCCAATAGCCGTTGAGCCAACACAGTTTTTCTCTGGGATAACAAATGGCGGATCAAATACATAATCAGCCGTACTGTTATTAACCGTCGTTACTGCGCCAACACGAAGCAATCCGTCCGGGCCGTTTTGCTTAAGAAATCCGGTTACTGCAGTAGATCCAGAGGCCTGCCCTGAAGAGAACTGACCTTCAACCATGTAGCCTGTATAACCAGCAGGCACACAATAGTGACCTGTCGTGCGGCTGTTATAGCCCGTGTTGATTGCGTCATAAATGACTGCAGGAACGCCAGCAGTAACTACACCCGTGCCAGCGTAAATAACACCCGCGTTAGCACCGCCAGAGCCTGCCGTCACAACGTAGAAGCTGTTGACGTACAAATATGAGTTGGTGGTATTAACTGCTGTTTGGCCATTCATCGTGATGGTTTCACTCACCACGTTGTAGTCGCCATCTACGCCAGCAATAAATACGGTTCTTGCGCCTGTGCCTGCAGGACTGCCATCATCGTCAGTGCTGCTTGAACTAATTTTTAATACAGAGGCCACGGTAGGATGGGGCACCACTCCACCAACTGGCCATACTGACTCTTCAGACGTATCAACGTCTGGGTTGTATCCAAACACAATCACATTGCTGTGGCCCTGAATCTGGCCACGAGCCACTTGTAGCCCAAAAGGCTCAAACGTCCCTTGGCGGGTAATCGAGGAAATGGTCGTGGTCATATCAAACCTTCAATGTGAAGCAGGGGCCGAAGCCCCCACTATTTAGCACGCGCCGCCGGCTCGCTTTTTGGCTGGTGGTGGCGATACCGTTACAGACTTCTCAGTCTCGGTTACCGCACCTTGGCCACGCAACTTGTCACGAAGCTTGCCGCCAAGCTCCTTAAAGATGCCAATCGGATTCAACGCTTCCTCAAGATCTCGACTCGCCTTGGCTGCAGTTGCCTGTGGATCTTTTACGGGAGCAACATTCTTTTTAAGCATGTCACGCTCGTAATTGCTAACAGCACCTGCAGCACCGCCATCGTTAAACTTGACTTTGCCACCCTTCTTGAAGGTGCCCGATTGACGATCATTCGACACAGCCGCCGAAGCTGGCTTCTTGGGGTAGGCTACGGGTTTTCCTGAATCAACAAGACCCCCCGTAGCGTAGCCCTTTTTTGCGGCACCACCTTTCTTGTAACCGCCTTGACCCATGATGACGCCGCCGGTTTTGTAACCGCCAGGCTTGCCCATCTTGACATCGCCAGTAGGACCCTTGGCTTTATCAACATGCGCTGTATCCATCTTGGTCTTGACGTACTCTTTAGCGCCACGCTCAGACTCTGCTACCGGAAGAATGCCACTCTTGGGCACTGCGCCGCCCTTTTTGTAGCCACCCTGGCCCATTACCACACCGCCGGTTTTTAGGCCTTTGTGAGCCTTAGATGCAGGCATAGAGGCATGCTTCTTAAGCTTGGCCTCGGTGCCCATCATCTTCTTCATTTCGGCTGCGTGCTCTGCCTTGGTCTCGCCACCTTCCTTCATCATGGGGCGATTCATCATCGCCGCACGACGTGCTGCCATAGAAGGGCGACGTGGTGCCATTGCAGGTGCCATACCACCGCGGGAGCCAGGAGACGGCATTGCTGCCAAGCCGCCCATGACACCGCCATTCATCATCTTCGTTGGTTTCTTAGGTGTTTTGACCATGCCACCTTTCTTCAGCTTTAACTCCACTGAAGGCTCGGTGGTCATCATCTTCACCATCGGCTTAAACTGACCCATTTCTGTTCCTTTCAGATCCGACCCCGAAGGGCCGGTGTCTCATTAGGCCGACGGGTTAACAGCTAGGCCACCAGCGCTGTTGCTCGGAGCAGGCATATCAATGTATGTCTGGCCGACAGCGTTAGCCGTGCCAAGGCCGGTATACCCTGCGGTGACGCACCCTTTCAGAACGACCATACCGCCAGCCGAAGCGGGCAACGAGATCAGATCTGTAATCGCCGTGCCAGTAGACTGGACAGCGTTAATAAAGGAGCAGCCATCAAACAGTTGGAAGCGGTCAATCGCACTTGCAGCAGCAGCATAAATCGCTGCGCCGCCAGCACCACCAGCACTTGCCCATGATGGGAACACGCAATCCTTGAAGATATTGCGGTTTGTGCCACCAGAAAGCTCAAGCGTGTAGTTTGCTGCAGTACGCTGGACCGTGTCGCCACCAAAGGTGCAATTGATGAAGGTACGCTCACCACCGCCCGAAAGCTTGATGGAGCGAGCACCCGTGCCACCTGCAGAAGCCGCATCTGCCATACCGTAGATGTCTACGTTGGAGTAGGCATTGCGTGAACCGCTGTCAGTCCAAGCCACCATGCTCGCGCCGCCTGTAGAGAATCCACAGAAGACTGAGAAGTTGGCAAAGTAACAGCCGCTTGCAGTGACGTTCACAAACTGCGTCGAGCTACCGAAGGTGGTAACCGTGTAGGTGCCGCTGGGAGGAGCGATACGCGCACGCTGGCCAACTTGTGTAGGAGCACACACGCCGATCAGGTGGGTTGCATCTTTGTTCCAGGTCAGCACACCAGTCGTTGCCGTTGAGTCAACTTCTTGCGCAAGCGCCGTTGACAAACGAGCAGAGCCACTGGCTGCACCATTGCCGATTAGAACGACGACGTCGTTGTTACCAGCGGTACATTTGGCCAAAGCACCGTAAAGGGTTTTGAGGGGAAGTTCCACACTGCCTTCGTTTCCATCGGCACCGTTCACTGGATCTACGAAGTAGTAGTTGCCAGTAAACGGCAAGCCGCCGATGGTTCCGAGCACAGGAACTCCGAAGCTTGTAATCCCGTTGGGGAAGTTCGTCAGAGCCATTTATTTCTCCTGAAAGCGGAGTTGCCTCCGCTGCTCGGTTTAGACGCCAGGGGTGCCATACATTGCGCGTGGATCAGTGAAGCCAACGTCATAACGCTCAGTTGCCTTATAGCGCATCGTGTCGGTCTCAAAGTCCCCTTCCATCGTCTTCTCGAGACGACGGCGCATCATCAGCTTCATACCTTCAGGCGCGTCAGTCTGAACCCACCAGGCGGTGGCAGAGGTAAGACGCGAGAGAACAGCGGCACCCTCGTCGAGCAAGCCAATCGACTTGATCGGGTTGATGT